GGCTTCAAATTCATCTTTTCCTACAAGAGATCCATTCCACTCTTTACGCATATCTCGCAATCTATATCTAAACCCAGAACGATCTGATATACCATATGCGTGTTTTCCTGTAGCAAACCTAGACAATATTATAAAACCTCAGTTGTGGAGATACGTTAAAAGATGATCTATCTCTATCTTCTGACATAGCTCTTTCAAATTCTTCTTCATAAGCTGCTTTTAAAAGTTGTATTCTATCTGGTGCTTTCTTTATCGCTATGTAATAAGCTAAACCAGCAGCTAAACATGGGTAAAATCGAAAAGGTATCTCAAGAGTATTAGTATAAGCATCAGCATCATCCATGCGTGTTAGTGCATCATAATACAAAACATCTGTACTGTTTTCAGGTAGAGGCCATATTTTTAAGTTAGGTGTTAACTGTCTATCCAAAAAGAATTGTGTTGGTCTACCTGTTTGAGATTTGTTCGGAATAGCGAGATAAGAGTCACGACTTATTCTTTCTAAAGAATAATATGTCGAATCTCTCAAAACTGTTAAAGATAGAATATCTATAAGATCAGTTCCTAAAGAGTATTCGCCATCACTAGCAGTAACAGTTTGTGTTCTTTGTGCTATAGTCCATTGGTTTAGACCCCTATTAGCCCACTCTAAAAGCATAAGATTTAAACTTCTCTTAGCACTTTTAAGATCATAGCCTGTTCTGGTTTCTAAACCACAACGCTCATAAGCCTCTTCTATGTAGTCAGATACATCTAGTTCAAAATTAGTTGATGCGGAAGTAGCCATATTTTATCTCCAATCTAAGATTGCGTTACTGCACCTTTTGTTCTTTTTCTTTTATCAGCCATAATTGCACCACAACCTCTTGCTACGGCTGTACCAGGAATATTCTTTCCATTAAACTTACGTTTAGGTTTTGTAGTAGAAACTGCACCACCATTATTCATATTACGAACTTTCGCCTTTTGCGTATTGGCTACGACTGTTTTTCCTTTTCTTCCTGCAGCTTTCTTTTTTCTAGCAGTCTTTGCTCTTTCTGATTTGGATAAACTACTTGCTTTACTTCTTGGTAAACATCTATCTGGGTTCTTCTTGTCTTTAGACGTACCACACTTGCCCTTGATCTTACCATCAGTGCCTATGCGAACCCAATCTTGTTTTACCCAATCTTTAAGAGCACCCATTACTTCTTCTTCTTTCCCTTCGACCCTTTAGCATAATTGGGGTCTTTACAATATTTAGAAGCAGCCATATTAGCATATGCTGATGGATATGTATCAAAAGTTCTTTTAGCCCAAGCCTTACCAGCAGGACATATCTTACTACCTTTTGATTTCCTAGATGCCGCACCACCTTTTCTAAAATAGGTAAGACCTCTCGGCATATCCATGTTTTTTTTATTTTGAGGTGGTTTTGAAATTTGTTTACTCATTTGAGCACGACCCATTGCCATTTAACATCTCCATCTTCTTCTTGCTTTTCTTAATCTACTATTAGGATTTTTTGCGGCTTTTGGAAACTTTTTCATTTGTCCTGCACTTCTAGCACAATATGATTTACGTCTATTTGCAGCTTTACTACCTTTTTTTACTTTACCAGTAACTGCTGTTTTTAATTTAGATCCAGGGTTATCTCTTCTATAACGAGCAACACCAGCCTTAGTCATACCTGCTCCACTTTTAGTGGATCGAAAGTATTTTTTTGTTTTAGGTGGCTGTTTGTCTCGTTTCCTAGCCATCTAATTAACCATAATTTTTACGCATAGATAGTATTATGCTGTAAGTATCAGCACTAGAATGACCAACTGTTGTAAACAGTATATCTCCTGTTTTACCACTGCCAGCGTTATTTGGTAGACCACCAAACGCTGAATAATCGTGATGACCAGATTGATTTTCACCTAACTGCATCACAAAAACATTTGAAGTAGCATCAAAAAATATACTAACTTTCATACCTATACACTGCCACCATATTTTTTCTATGGTCACACCTGTACAAGTTTCTCCATTTGGTCCTGCACTCAAAGCACTCACATCAACTTTAGCAACGGCACTTTCTCCAGAACCATCACTAATATTGGTGAACTTCATTACAACATTCTTGACACCATCTTGTATCGTTTGACTTGTTACCGCATCAGCCATTTACATCTCCTTATTTAAAAGGGGGATTTCTCCCCCCTATGATTAATAAACTGAGTACTCTATTTCGAGAGTTCCTCTAAAAGCTGTTAAGGCTGTATCACAAGTAGAACCTGCACCCATATACAGATATTTACTTGCTATAGCTGCACTTATATTAGGTGCAAACACATGATAAGTGCCAGCAGTGGCATCAAGATCAATGTCTATCTCAGTAACAGAATCAGTAGCAGAAATTCTTGGATTAAAAGACGCAACACCAGCACCTACAATTTCTGTACCTGAAGATATAGCAGTGTTAGTTGCTGTACCTGAAGTTGCACTTAATTGTAAATTAGCTAATGAATTAGCGTCACTAGCAGCCGCAGTTGTAACACCAAGAACTACTTTATGAATAAAGAATTTGCTTGCAGTAACCAAATCATCTGGGTGATCGGTATTTAATTCACCTATCTCCACAAGAACATCATCATCTGCATAAGTCGTACTTGCTGCGTTTGTACTAGCCAAACTTATAGCAAATGTTTGAATTTTTCTTGTTCCTAATGAAATTAATTGCCCAGTTGAATTTACGGAAAAACCAGTTTCTGTAATAGCACCAGTAGTGCTGCTTTCATTAATTACGTTAAAACCGCCTTTTGATCGCACTGGACCTGAAAAAGTTGTATTAGCCATGTTAGTCTCCTTGTCTTGGCAAATGTCAGTCACACAATGTAACTGTCAAGAATAAATTATTATAACAAATAATTTAAAAAAATAAAGGGCGACTTTAGCCGCCCTCTAAAAAAATAAATTTTATTGTATATTAAGCTCCTGGGGAACCAAATACACAACGAGGATCAGAGAAACCAAAAGAATAACGCTCACGAGCCTTAAACCTCATGTTTCCTGTATCAAAATCAGCTTCCATGTTTGTAGCTAGTGGTGCTCTTTCAAACATTTTGAAACCATTAGGAGCATCAGTCTTGATAAAAAACGCATCAGTATCTGTTAAGAAATGGTTAATTGTATAACCATCAGGTAACATACCCATATTTCTATGAGCGTTTACATCATTATCTGCTGTTCCTGGTCTTAGAGTTGACTCTAATAAACGATCTGCAACAAACTGAAGTGCAGGTGGTACAATTAACTTAATACCACGCATCGCAACAATCATGTTTCTCTCGTCAACAAATGCTGCAATGTCAATGAGAGCGTTCTCAAGAGAAGTCTCATTTAAATCTGCCGCAGTTGAAGGCTCGTTTCTAAAAGTACCACCACCTGTTAATGGGTGGTCAGTTGCACAAAGTTCTTTTCCATCACCGCCAGTAAAAGAAGAACTGAACGCATTGTTAAGCGTTGCAGCAGCTTTCACTTGCTTTGTGTGAGCCATTGAACGTGCAAGGGCTTTTGTGTAACGAGATCCAAGTCTATCATATAGATTGTCTTCGATTGCTTCTTCAGTCAAACTAAATGCCAAAGCAATAGTTTCGTGAGTATACCTTGCAGTATATGCTTCACTTGCTGAATCGAACTGGACTCCAGCACCTTCTGATTTAGTTGGAGCGTTACCAAAACCAGAGAGCATTACCTCTTCTTCAAACGCTCTGTCTGAAGATTCAGTATCATAGATCTCTGCGTGTTCGTTCTCGTAACGATCATATTCTATGCCAAAAAGTGCATTAAGGCCAGGTTCTAACTCTTTAGCGAGTTGTGCTCTTGAAATTGCCATATCTCAATCCTTCCTTATGCTAGGCCAGCGGACTTTTGCCCAAAGATGTGATTTTGAATCACAACCAGAACATTAGTCGCATCAGACGCAACGTCTGAGTTTTCAGGGTCTTCTGATATGTCAATACATTTTAAAGATAAAGTAGCGGTGGTTGCACCATCACTTACATTTAACTCTGCACCTGAAATACCAGTAGTCGTACTTCCAGCACTTGTATAAACAATATCAAAATTACCAAACAAATCCGCAACAGGAAATGCAGCATTACATTGAATTTCAAAAATAACCATAGGGTCATCAATTACAAAAGCAATGATGTCTGAAGCATTTGTGCTTGCAGGGTAAAAGTTGCTAAATTTCTGCTCACCTGTAGTAGGGTCAGTATATTGGCAACCATTGAATACACCAACGATGGGTACTGTTCCACCATCAGCGTGTACTTCTATACCGCCACCTGTAACTTGAGCTACCATGTCACCTTGAAAAATAGCTGTGTCATAGTTTGCTGCAATTCGATAACGGCTTTGTCCTCCAGTATAGGGTGTTCCACCTATTCTTTTTACAGGACGCATACCAAAAGCGGCATCTTTATTTGCCATCTTTATATCTCCTTATATTAAGATTTATCTGGCCTTTGGGAACCAAAGGTTACAGAAGATTTACGTTGTGGTTTTTGCTTTGGCATCGCAGGATTGTTTTCACTCATCCAATCACGATCCACAGCTTCCATTTGATTTTGAGCCACTTGATTATAGTGTTTGTTTCGCTGTTCTACAATTTCTTCAGGTATTCTTGCTAAAATTAGACCACCGACTCCAATACAGCCAGCGTTTTTACCTTCATCAATTACAGGTGCGTCAAATTCAGGATGTTCATCTGCACGAACCAGTTCCCATCCTTCTCGTCTTTTTTTATGGACGTTATTCCTATCGTCATAATCCATGACGCTTTCTCTTATCCACCTGTGTTTATACCCTATAGGTGCATCTGGGGCATCAAGAGTTGAGGGAGGCTTCCATTCTGGTACACGTTCAGTTTTTTCACGAGTTGCTGTTTCTCGACTTGTGCGGTCAGACATTACGATCTCCTACTCTCTATTTTCATAACTTCTTGAGCGTACTTCTCTAAGGGTATATTCAGCTTTTTAGCAAGTGCGACTTGACCTTTTGTAAGTTCTACGCTTTTTTTCCGTCCAGATTTTACAGACCGTCCAGTATTGGACGCAGGAGTTACAGCTTGGACGTTTGACCTTTGCTCCTGTTTTACTTCTCCAAATTCTTCTCTATTTGGAAAATGATTTTTTAAACGCTTATCAAGTTCATTGTAGTAATCTTTACCCATAAATCCATTATCGTCTGGGTAAAAACCTTCTGTTATTAATTGTTGATGAACTCCTTGTGCGGCATTTGTTAAAACAACATCCTTCATAAACCAACTGTTATTAGACATCCATCCCTGAAGATTTGCATCATTTTTTATGTCTGGTCTTCTAGGTTGAGGTTGTGCTTGTTGTTGTGGCTGTTGAGCTTGTTGTTGAGCTTGTTGAGCTACTTCTTGTTGCGAGACTTCTTGCCTTCTTTTTTGTTTGCCAAGTTCTTCTTCTTGGACGGCAAGTTTGGCGAGGATGCTTTGGGCTTCTGCGACTTTTTCCATATCGCCAGCTTCGTGAGCTTCTGCCATAACTTTTTTAGTTTGAGCAATCTGGCTTGTAACACGGCTTTCAAATTCATTTAAATATCCTTGATCTAATGTATTTAATTTAGAACGTAAATTATTGTTTTCTTCTTGAATAGTCTTAGCCCATTGAACAGCAGCTTCTGCTTCTTGTGAAGCAGACTTTCTTTGTTCAAGAAGTTTATTTATTCTTTTTTGAACTTTTTTACTATACTCTTGAAGGTCTTCTTCTTCACCTTCTTGAGAATTATCCTGAACATTTGTTCGGGTTTCTTCTCCATTTTTTTGTTGTTGTGTTTCAACAACTTCTTCCACATTATCTTCAGGAAGCTCGACAGTTAAACCTTCGTCTTCTTTGTCAACAACATTTTCATTTATAGTATTCATAACTTTTCCTTTAATTTATCTTATACATAAGAAATGTCTGATGGGTCAAGTATTGTTCCTATAATATTATCATCATTTATAATACGAACCTCTAAACCATCAACTTTAAACCGATTTCCAGCATATCTTCCCATAATTATCCAACTTTTCTCATTACACCACGCACCAGATGGGAATTTATCAACGTCTTTATACGCATCAGGGCCAAGTCTTACCACATATGCACACACGCT